CATACTCATTAGCTTTTTTTAACTCAAGTTCAAAAAGTTTATTTACAGTATCAAGTATTGAAGAAAGTGTTTGATTTATTTCAATAAACTGATCTTGAGGTATTGGTTGTTGAAATACTTGTTCTTGTGGAACTTCTGCAGCTTGTTGTCGTAATGCAGCAGTTTTTTGAGATAGTGCTAAAATTCCAGCACCAGGTAAAGCTAATTTTTTAGATACTATATTACCAACACCACCAAAGTTATCTATAGTTATTTTTTGTGGTGTTGGATTAAATCTTCCTTCCTTCCCTCTTATTCTTTTTCTCTCATTTGCAAGAAGAGCAAGTTCCTCTTGAGGTAATTTATTTGCACCTTTAACGATCGCCTCCTTAAGGAGGGTCATATAAGTATCATAATCAAGGTCAAAAACATCCTCAAGACCCAGTAGCCTTAAAATCCTTTCATCAATTTGTTCGGATACTGGGTTCATTTTACCCCTTGAGCTAACTTGTGTTTGAGTTCTTCTTCTTCTAAGTGATCCTTAAGAAGTGATACATAGATATCTCTTTCCCAAGGTATCATATTTTCAATTTCCGTTAATGAATATTTATGATACTGCATTAAGGCAAAATTAAGTTTGAAGTAGTTCTCAAGGTCCATATGGACCATGCCTATGCGAAAAAACTTGTAAGTCCCTCCAATGTAATCTCACTTTCAACTCCAGTATTTGGGTTAGTAACTTTCAAAGTATGAGAAAGTTTTGGCATTGTCTCAAAGAACTTTTCAATTTGTTTGAATTGATTTGAGTTCATTTGATCAAGAAATTCTTCAAGTTCTTTTTTGGTCACATCTCTAGTATCCCAAACTTCTTCTTCATTATAAACTTTATCAATACATGACGAGATTAAATCAAAAGATTGATTGACTACATCATCAGAGTTAAAATCAAAATTACTCTTAATAAACTGATCCAGTGATGGATATTTCATTTCCATCATCAGCGAATCATCAAGTTTAATCTTATTATTATGTTCAGGATTTTTAACTACAACAATATCATCTAAAAGAATTTTGACTGGTACTGTAGTTTGCCCATCGTCTGGACAAATAATACTCAACTCTACTTCTTCTCCAACCGACTTACCTCTAATGTTTAAAAAGAGATATTCAATATCAAAGGTAGGAAGAGATTCTACTTTGATTCCTCTTGTCTCTATACAATTTTTAATGACTGTCTTAATTGCATTGGTAATCTGTTTAGAATCTTCAGATTCCATTGCAAGAACTAAAAGTTTTTCCTCTCTTACAAGGAAAGGTCTATACTTAATTGGTTTTCCTGTAGATGGCAACTCAAGTTCATAAGTTGGCGTAGAAATCTTTGGTAAAGGCATAATATCCTATAGAAGTTTCAGTATGATTATTTATTAGGACTCTGGAATAAGACCACCACTTCCTGGGTTGATATTACCTGGATTCGTTCCCAGAGTGCTTCTATTAGCCAAAGGATTTTGATTTATAATAGGAGTTTGAATGTTAGCATTATCAACACCAAATTGCGAATTTTCGAAAATTCCTGGATCAGGAATTCCTGCAGGTGTTGTTTGACTTGGTTCAGATTCTATTGATTGAGATTCTGTTTTCACAATATACCTATCATAATTAAAAGAAACTCTACACCTCAAGAGATCAGAATTTTGATAAGACACTGGCATGGAACTCATCGCAATAGGATAAGCTTTCAGAAACTTGTAGGTCAATACATCACCTTTAAAATCTCTTTCAAATTTAGTTAAGTAAATTTCCTTTCTATACCCAGTATTTTGTTCATCTGGATACTTAACTCTATAGTTAAAATTATTTGATTCGTCATCATTATCATCACCAGTAATATATCTAATCCAAGATTCAAAAAATAATATTATCTTATATCCTTGAGTATCTCTATGATCAACATAAAAATTTAAATCAATGGTCTGATCGTATCCTTTTCTATAAACAAATCTTTGGGTGATTCCAGTAAAGTCATCCGTAGATTCATTAGTAAATAGCGAAGATCCTGGCAAAGCGGTTTCATAGCATGATAATGAAAGAAGTTGAGAATCATAATACTCATCAACTTCTGCAATATTAGTTCTGGGGACATAGCACTGAAAATTAGAAGTCAGTGCAGGACGAAGGAGTTTTTCCTTCACCTGAAACATCTTTACAGGTTGTGGCTTTGGAGCAGGCATCTATAAATATTATTTGACCTGATATATTATGTATAATGGCAGAAAGCATTAAGAGTCGTTATAAACCTGAGTATCCAAAAAAGTATAAAGGTGATCCTAATAATATTATCTGTCGTAGTAGCTGGGAGAGAAAATTTTGTCGTTGGTGTGATTTGAGTGAAAGTGTTTTGGAATGGGGATCAGAAGAATTCTTCATTCCTTATTTTGACCCAACAACCAGTAGAGTTAGAAGATACTTCCCAGACTTTATTATCAAAGTTCGTGAGCAATCTGGTGAGATTAAGAAGTATGTGATTGAAGTGAAACCAAAGAGACAAACTATTCCTCCTGTTCCAACAAGTAAAAAAAGAACCAGAACTTATATCAATGAAGTAAAAACTTATGCAATGAATGAAGCTAAATGGAAAGCTGCTCAGGAATGGTGTAAGGATAGAATGATTGAATTTAAAATCATCACAGAAGATAACTTAGGTATCAAGTAATGGCACAAGGTTTCGGACAAGACATTCAAAAACAATCACCTAGAGTGTCTCAATTGAAAAGGAAGCTTGATGGTTCTGAAGATGCTGATCTGATTATGATGAATATTTTAGAAGTATTCAGAGACATAGAATATGTTCCTGATCCTGGAAATTATTATACCTTTATATACTATCCAAAAACTGAAGATATCAGATATGATGCTCACCCCTTAGTCGCGGTGACTGAGATTGAAAGATGGGGATTTAGAGGATTCAATTATCACTGGGGACAAATGAGAAACTACACCTGGCAAGAAGTAGTTGGTGCTTGCCATCTTGTTAAATCTGATGAGATTGATTATCTTCGTTCGTTACCTTATGGCAAAATAAGGACTAAATAGATAAAAAAGTCTATAATGGCTGAATCTAAACCATATAGTTTGCCCAATACTGAAGGAAGATACATTACAGTATCTATCACTAATCAACTTGGAGAAGTTTATCGCGTAAATCAAGACGGGACTAGAACCCTCTTTGCTTCTTATGGTTTAGAAAATGGAAACCTTGTATTATTTTCAGAACCTGAGTCTTCAGAAGAATTCCAAAGAAACTTAGCACAGAATTCTCAAGGATATAATCGCACAATCAGTGGATCAATTCTAAATGCAAATGGTCAAACCAATTCTCAACCAGATCCAAACAATCCAGGTGCTGCTGGAGGTTCTACTCCCACTAACCCAAACCAAGAGATCACGGAACAAACCACAGCATCAACTGATTTTAAATACCCAGAAGATTTAAGTTTGAGTCAGGATGTGATTCAATTTACGGCTGTAAAATATATCGCTTCAGGTTTAGCACCTCAAAGTGAAACTAGTATAACAAGAGAAACTCAAAGTAGGACAACAGAAGGAACAGTAACTCTTCCAATACAAGCTCAAATTACAGACTCAAATACAGTTAAATGGGGTGGGGATTCTTTAGATGAAATTACTAGATTTGCTTTAAAAACAGCTACTGGACTTGTTACAGGTAATTTTAACGAAAAAGATTTCGCTGGAGATATACAGAATTATGCAAGAGAAATAGCAGCAAAAACAGACACTCCTTTAGCTTTACTTGCTGAAAAAATAATAGGAATTCAACAAAACTTGCAAGGAAGAACTGGTGCAGTTCTCAATCCAAATTTAGAACTTCTTTTTAGTGGACCAGAGTTAAGACCTTTTAACTTTAATTTTAGAATAACTCCAAGAACTAAAAAAGAATCAGAACAGGCTAGAGGAATTATAAAATTCTTTAAAAAGAATATGTCTGTAAAAAAAGATGGAAGTCTTTTTTTAAAAGCTCCAAACACATTTTTTATTAAGTATCTGGGAAAAAATGAAAACGAAGAGGGTGCTAATGAGAAAAAATCTTTAAATAAAATAAAAGAATGTGCTCTTGTAGGTTTTGATGTAAACTATACTCCTCAAGGAACATATATGACTTTTGATGATGGAAGTATGGTCTCATACCTACTCAGCCTTAGATTTATAGAAATTGTACCACTTTATGATAAGGATTATGAAGATGATCACCCAATCGGATTCTAAAAATGGCAAAAACTTACTTCAGACAAGTTCCTAACTTCGATTATGTCAGCAGAGTTCCTGGTGAGCAAAATATCTCTGACTATATCACTGTAAAAAATCTTTTTAAGAGAGGAAAGTTAAGAAGTGATATCTTTGGAAATCTTAACTTCTTTACCAAGTATAAGATTATTGGTGACGAAAGACCTGATAATGTTGCATTCAAACTCTACGGTGATTCAACTTTAGATTGGGTAGTTCTTCTTTCTAATAACATCATCAATGTTCAGAATGAGTGGCCTCTAACTCAGAGAACTTTCAATGAAGTAATGCTTGAGAAGTATGGGTCTTATGAAAATCTTTATAATGGAATTCGTAGTTATGAAACATCAGAAGTAAGAGATTCTCA